GGGAGAATTTAGAATGAGTGCTGAAAAAGAGCCCGTTCATAAACCATCAAAATCAGTAAAAGAAGTCAGTGATAGAAGTGAGTTCAGACTAAAACTAATTCGTGATTTTGAAAAATTAAATAACATTTAAAAAACTAAAACGATGAACAAACAAAAATTAAATTTTGCATATGATTTAACAAATCTCCCAACCTACAATAGTTATGGTTCGGATATGTTAATCAAGTCGGTTTTGGGATTAACTCTTCCAAAATACGCAACAGTTCGTCCTAACTTAAAAGGAACGACTGAAAAAGTAGGGTTTGTAGAAGATACCGTTTTTCTTCAAGACATGGCTTGTGGATTTAACGCATCTGGTACTACAACCCAAAATCTTGTTACCGTTGATTTGTGTAACAAAAAAGTTAACATGACCTTGTGTCCATATTCTTTATATGACACATATTTGAGTCAATCTTTATCCAACGCTAATTTCCAAGAAGGTGTTCCTTTTGAAGAAGTAATTTTGGAAGATATCTCAAATAGAATTGCTAACCAAGTTGAAAAACAATTGTGGAGAAATAAAACCGTAACTGGTGCAACTGAATACAATTCACAGTGTTTCAATGGTGTTGAAGCATTAATCACATCAGGTAATGGTGCTACTCAAATTGCTTACTCAGGTGCAACCTCTGCTAACGGTTTGGATGTATTCACTGCAATCTATGAAAACATTCCATCTAATGTGTTACACAGAGATGACCTTGTAATTTACACTTCCTATTCTAACTATCGTGGACTTGTTTCATCGATGAGAAATAGTTCATTTGTAAACTTGTTTACAATGGATTCTGCGGGTGTGGCCACAGGTGAAGAATGGTCCTTGATGTTACCTGGTACCAATGTTAGAGTCATTCCTACAGTAGGTCTTGATGGTGTTTCAGCATACTTTGCTGGTCCTGCCGGATACTACTTGTTTGGTATGAATTCTGAAATAATGACTGTTAAAGCTGTCTACGACCCATTCGAAGATATCGTTAAGATTATGGCAAACGTAACTTACGGTCTTGGTGTGTTCGATGTAGCTTCCTTCGCTATCTGCAAATAATGCATAAACTTAAAATTAAAAATTATAAAAAAATATGAGTTGTTATATTTCAAGTGGTCATACATTAGATTGTAGAAACGCTAGTACCGGTGGTGTTAAAGCCTTATGGGTACTTGGTGGAGCGGGTAATGCGATTACAGGAACAACTTCAACACAAACAGGTGGTATTACTGCTATCTCTGGTACGGGAACATTTTACAAGTACGAACTTGTAAAACAGAGTTCTTCTTTTAGTGAAGAACTTCAGGTTAACGAAACAGCACAGTCAGTAGTATTTGCACCAAGTTTGGTTGTAACACTTCCTAAACTAAACCAAATCCTTCGTACAAAATGGTTTGACCTTATAAAACCAAATGATTTAACCATAATCATAAAAGACAACAACGACCGTTATTGGTTGGTTGGTGAGACAAACGGTTTAACTGTATCAGCAGGTTCCATGTTAATGGGACAGGCGTACAATGACCCGAATGGTGTTACCTTCACGATGAGTGGCGGTGAACCAAATCCATCAATGGAAATCGTTGTTACTACTACATTAGCAGCCGTCATGACGGGTATTACTGTAAACCAAGAATAAATTATTGAATTAATTTGTTTAATGGGTGGGAGAAATCTCACCCATTTTTTTTTGTAAAAAACTTTAAAAATAACAAATCTTTATGTATATTTATTTTACGTGTTGGTAAATTTGTAACCCTGTCAATTTTTATAGTTGGCAGGGTTTTTTATTACAAATCTAATTTCTTTATTAAAATTCAATATTTATAATAGATGTTTAAGATTCAAGGTAGATTATACGCTTATTATATAATTAAATCTATATGTTTTGATATCGATTTTAATGAATGTCAGGTATATATTGAATTTGGGGATGATGAAATACAAAAGAAATGTTCTATTGTTATATCATATCCAGCAAAAAATGATAAAGAAATATCCAATGAATCAATAATTAATTTTGTTGAACAAGAATTAAAGAAATATAAAGTATGATTTATCTTAGTGGAAATACTGCAAGTCAAACTATGAATTTGACTTGTTCAAGAAATAAATTATTATCGGGTACGGTATATTTTTTATTTCAATTTAAACATAAGGTAACAAATAGAATATGGTATGCATTACCTTATCGAGTTCCTCCAAGTGTAAATTATTTACCGAGTTTTGATGTTTTTAATATTACCATTGACCCAAATTTACCTGAAGTATATACAGGAACATCTGTATCAAATGTAAATTTACATTTAATTCCTGGTGAGTATTATCTAATTGTTTATGAACAAACCTCTTCAACAAATTTAAATCCAACACTTGCATACAATGTTGTAAATGAAAATATATTAAGGGTTGAAGAAAGTATTGCTTTTGAAACTTATGATAGTAATACAGGAAATACATCAAATAATTTAAGTGAGATACAATTTAAAGTTTACGATAGTAATGTTGTATCACCAGTAGTACCAAGTGTTACTCCAAGTTTAACTCCGACACCAAGTATAACACCGACACCTTCAATAAGTCCAAGTGTAACTCCATCACTAACTCCAAGTATTACTCCTACATCATCAGTAACTCCAAGTCTAACTCCAAGTGTTACTCCTTCTGAAACACCGAGTATTACTCCTACATCATCGGTAACTCCAAGTGTTACTCCAAGTGTTACTCCAAGTTTAACACCAAGTTTAACTCCAACTTCATCAGAAACCCCTACACCAACTCCAAGTATTACTCCTACATCATCAGTAACTCCAAGTATGACTCCAAGTGTTACTCCTTCTGAAACACCGAGTATTACTCCTACATCTTCTGAAACACCCACACCTACACCTTCATTAACACCAAGTATTACTCCTACGTCTTCTGAAACACCAACTCCGACCCCATCACTTACACCCACATCTTCTGAAACTCCAACTCCTTCACTTACTCCAACACCTTCATTTACTCCAACACCTTCAGAAACCCCAAGTATTACTCCTACATCTTCAGAAACACCAACACCTTCACTTACTCCAACACCTTCAGAAACCCCAAGTATTACTCCTACTCCATCTTTAACTCCTACTCCATCTACAACTTCAGGATGTATTCCTTTTGACCCGTCATATGTTACAACATTCATGTGGTATGACGCTGCAGACGCAACAACAATTACACAATCAGGTGGAACAATTTCACAATGGGATGATAAAAGTGGTAACGGGTATGATGCAACTCAAGTAGTTTCTGCGGAAGAACCTTCAACAGGTTCAACATTAAATGGATTGGATACAATTTATTTTAATAATGATAGAAATTTTGATATTCCAAACGTTACATTAACTTCTGATTTTTCAATTTATATAGTTGCACAAAAGACAGGAAAGCAAAACCAATATTGTGTTGCTTTAACTATATCTGATGGTGCGTCAACTAATTTTGCCAATTGGGCTTTAATATGGGGTACAAATTTTCCAAATAATAAAATATCATATTATGATGCTGCCGACCGTTTTTCAAATACTGATTTAAATCAAAATCAATATTATATATCATCCGCATTAAGAGATACCGGTGCAACACAAATCGATTTTTGGTTAAATGGTAGTGATGATGGACAAAATGTGGCACTTGCACCAAATGGAGCGGGAACAACATTTAGTGATAGTTTCATTGGTGTTGACCAATATGGTAGTGATTTTGAAGGAAATATCGCAGAGATTATTGTTATAGCTAGTTATCAATCAACTAGTGATAGACAAAAAATAGAAGGTTACTTAGCATGGAAATGGGGAATGGAAGGTGATTTACCAGTAGGCCATCCATATAAAAATTCTGCTCCATGCGCTGTCCCTACCACTCCATCGGCAACACCAAGTATGACTCCTACATCATTAACACCAACTCCAACACCATCACTTACTCCAACACCATCCACAAGTCCAGTTGTATCTTTCCAACCATTTATTATGGAAGTTAAAACAGATAACACTGGTGCGAGTAATAGTGACCAATTTATCTTAGGTCTTGATGGTTCGGGATATGATTTTGATATAGATTGGGGTGATGGTATTGTTGAAACATATACAGGAACACCTGGTAATATAACTCATACATATTCTAGTGCGGGAACATATCAAATTGAAATTGGAACATCAACACATAGTGATTTCCCAAGAATTAGTGCAAATGCAGGTGGTGATAGTACAAAAATTATTAAAGTAAAACAATTTGGTGATATTGTTTGGGATACATTATCATATGCATTT